ATTTCGCATAATGTATAGACGATCCGGTTATGAAGAGGCCGGGCAGGGCAGCTTGAAGCCCCTCATGCGCCCCCGCGTGGACCGCCAGCACTACCAGCGCGACGACCGCGGCCGCCGCGCTTAGCCTTTCCCGTAGCGTTGCCCATGCTCGGCGCCCTGCAGGTGTGGAGGCCTGCTCTGTTCGCACGTCGAGCATCACGGCTGGGTCGACTCCAGCACTCTGCACGATGGCCACCAGCGCCTCTAGGTGCTCATCCGTGATCTTCCCGCCGCGCCGCCACACTGACACGGAGTTGCGCGACACGTGCAGGCGCTCTGCCACCGCTGCGTCCGAATCTCTCCCGCACACTTCTTTTGCTTTGTCAAGCAATTTATTTAGGGCATTCATGTCATATATCGTTTGACAGTGGCGTCACCCCTGATGTTACATGCGCGGGTGTCATATCCGATGTGACACACCCGCCGGCCGGCCCCCCTGTCCGCCGGCGGGTTCTACGGGGCAGGGGGCAGGGGATTTTCGTGACGCCTAACGATATTCAGGCCATCTGCGCGCTTGCTGGTTTCGTCGCGCTCGCATGTCTCTTCCGCGCCGCCTTCGCGCTCCTGCAGTGGAGCAACGCTCGCTACCTGGCGCAGCTCGATGCCGATTACCGCGCCTTCGCCATGGTCGAGGATGCCAAGCGCATGCGCGATTGGCTCCGCTGGGAGGACGACACCCTGTGCGGCACCTTTCCCAATCGCGCTGCGCGCGATGCAGCCCTCGCTGCTGCTCACGCTCGCCATGCTGCCGCTGAGGCCGCTCTGTGACCCCTTTGCTTGCCCTCTGCCTACCCTTTTCACCGGCGGCCGCCTGCAATCGCGCCGAAGTGGACCCGGCGGAGCCGGGCGGCCCGAGCAGTAACACGGGCCAAAAGTCTCAGACCCTCGAAGGGCTATCGAAGCCGCTGATTGACTTCTGCACCCTGGTGTTCGACAGCGACAAGGCAATCAAGCTGTTCAAGCGCATGAATGCCCAGGAGGTCGTCTCTTACGTGTTCGGCACCTCCGGCAGCATCGTCGCCGGCCCGCTCGCTGACCGCCTCTGGAACTTCCGCTACCAGCGCAGCGCGATCCTGATCGATGAGACGTCCAGCGTGTGCGGCCGCATCGGTGTCTCCGATGCTGGCGAGGTCTGCGTAAGCCTCACAGGCCAGGGGTGCACGCACGTCCCCAGCTGGCCGTATGCCAAGCGCATTGCGGAGGATCTCGGCGCACATCTGACGCGCGTGGATATCGCCATCGATGACCACACCGGCAAGTGGTTCGACGTCGAGCAGTTCCGCGACGCCTACCACCAAGGCGCGTTCACCATGAACGGCAGGCCGCCGCAGGCGCGCCACAACAGCGATGAGGGCAGCGGCAAGGGCTGCACGCTTTACGTCGGCCAGAAAGGCCACAAGGAACTGTGCATCTACGAAAAGGGCAAGCAGCTCGGCGACCCTGAGAGTGACTGGACGCGCTGCGAGCTGCGCCTCTATGCCAAGCGCATCGACCTGCCGCTAGATGCCCTGGTCAACCCTGGTAGGTACTTCGCGGGTGCCTACAGCGTCCTCGCCGATTTGATCCTCGGCGAGCTTGATCGCTTGGAACTCAAGGAGCGCATGGTCAACCCGTCTGCCAAGGCGATGATCGACTTCATCGACACGCAGGCCGGCACCGCGCTGCGTGTTGTCTGGAATGCATGTCTGGCCCGCTCTCGCGAGTACGCCCTTTCCGTCCTGGAGCGCTACCTGTCTCACGACGGCGTGCCAGGTCGTTTCAAGCATCTGCCGCAGCTGGAGTTAGAAGTCCGGCTCGCCAATCAGCTTGATGAGTTGTTCCCCGACCTCGCCTAGTTCCCGAGGCACCGTGCCGCTTGCGGCGCGGGGCCAGCCAACCGCCCCGTGACGCATCACGGAAATCCGCTCCACCACCAGCACCATCACCATCAGGAAAACCGCGCCATGAAGATCACCATCACCGACAGTCGCGTCAACGAGAAGCGTTGGCAAAAAGGCGAGCGCAGCGGCGTCATTCGCACGCAGGAGGCCACCGCCGAGAACGCGCGCTTCCGCCAGGTCGTTCGCCTCGACCTGGGCAACGAACCGGCCTACGAGCCGGGCGTGTACGAACTGGATTTCGAGGCCAATGTGAGCGTCGGCCAGTTCGGCGATTTCGTCCTCGCACGTCGCCCCACGCTGGTCCGCGTGGACAAGCCCGCCGCGCAGCAGCCGCCGGCGATCAAGGCCGCCGCGGCGTAATCCCATGGACGGCGAAACCGTGCTGATCCTGCACTGCAAAGCGTCTGACTATGACGCCTCAACAGGGCAGTGCGCCTATCCGTTCTACGGCCCCGCGTCGAGCTTTCCGCCGCCGCTCAGCGTGGGAGATTCCCTGGCGATCTCAGTCGGCATCATCGGCTGTTGGTCGGTAGGTTTCATGGTCCGGCAATCCCGCCGGGTCACAGGTGGCTAATCCGTTACGCGTCACTCAATCAACTGGAGAAGCACATGTTCAAGAAGTACCGCAACAAGATCGCCACCGGTGTTACCGGCGTTACCGCCCTGGTCGCTGCCGGTGCCGCCTCGGCCGGCGAACTCGCCGACGCCGCTGTCGGCTCCATGGACAAGACCGAGTTGGTCGCCATCGGTGTCGGCGTCCTGATCCTCTGCGGTGTCGTGACCATCGTGAAGATGGGCAAGCGCACCACGGGCTGATCCAACCGCAACAGGGCAGGGCGGGGCAACCCGCCCTTTGCTTTTTCTGACGCATCACGAAATAGGGGGGTTCAACAATGGCATACGCCGGCTACTTCGTTTTGATTGCGATCCTGGGGGCCGTGTGGCTCGCGTTCGACAGCTAATTCCATGGTTGCTGCTCGCGCTGCTGCTGTACTCGCAGCAGTGTGTTGCTGGCCAGTATTCCAGCCAGTCTCTTGCCTTCTCCACGTGCCAATCGCACCTCTCTGCTGCGAAGTCTGCGAAAGACCTCGACGGCAACCCCTACGTTGCCGTCTCTTCGTGCGACTACAACGCTAGCCCTCCGCCTTACTATCGGTGCCAGGTGCGCACCCGTACCAGTTCAGCGTTCTTTGCCTGCGCGCGCTTTTCAGGCGGCGACCCGTTCGACACCAACTACTCTTGGCAAGCAGCCAACAGCTGTGCGTCCCGCGCTCCGTTCACTTCGACCTTCTCGCCCAAGTCGGGGTCTATCTCCTGCAGCGAAGGCTGCGAACAGGCCTGGTTTGCCAACGGTGATGGCACCAGCACGGGCCAGTACATCGGCACTGCCTGTCAGAGCACGAATTTCCCGAACACCTGCGGCGCCAACTACTACTGGAACGCCGCGCTCAACGTGTGCGAGCCGACGAAAGAGGAATGCCCGGTCGGCAAGACGTTGAACTCCCTCGGTCAGTGCGCTCCTGAGCCGTGCCCCAACGGCATGACGCAGCAGCAGGACGGCACTTGCAAGCCCAGCGAGAACCAGTGCCCGCCCGGGCAGGTCAAAGGCCCGGACGGCAGCTGTGTTCCGAAGCCGAATACCTGCGGCACCGGTCAGGCGCAAGGTGCTGACGGCACCTGCAAGCCGGACAAGGATGGCGATGGCAAGCCCGACGATGAAGACAGCGACGACGACGGCGAGGACGACAAAAAATCCTTCTCCGGCGGCGACAGTTGCGCATCGCCACCGTCCTGCAGCGGCGATCCGATCATGTGCGGGCAGGCGCGTATCCAGTGGCGTATCGACTGCAACACGCGCAAGAACCGCGATGTTGCCGGTGGTGGCTGTGCAGCCACACCGATCTGCACCGGCGAGAAGTGCGACGCGATGGAGTACGCCTCCATGCTGTTCCAGTGGCGCACTGCGTGCGCGTCTGAAAAGTTGCTCGCCAAGGGCAACGGCAACGGCGAGTCTGGCCAACCCGAGTGGACGAAGGTCGGCGGCATGAGCCAGGACCCTGGCGCCGGCGCCAACTCGACCGACACCAAGGTCGTTACCGACAACGTGCTGTCCACCAGCGACCTCGATCAATCCGGCCTCGGCGGTGGTGGCGGTTGCCCAGGTTTCGTGTCCGGCGTCTCCGCTTCCGGCGTTTCTAGCGGCTACGTCGCCATGCTCGCCAGCCCGCCTGCGTTCTTCTGCGACTTCGTCGTGTACATGCGCGCCATCATCATCCTTGGCGCCGCTGTCGCGTGTGCCTTCATCCTCTCCCGAGGTGCTGCCTAATGCCTATGATCATCGGCGCGCTTGTCGCCGCGCTGCTGCAAGCTCTTCGCCAGTACCTGCCCGGCATCATCGGCCGCGTGCTGCTCGCCTTCGGCATTGGCTTTGCCACCAACACCATCGCCATGCCTGCGCTCAAGGCGTTTATTCAATCCAAGCTCGGCGCGCTCCCGTCCGTTCTCTATGCCTACGTTGAGGCAACCGGGTTCGGCGTCGCCGTGACGATGGTGTTGTCCGCCTATCTGGCTGCTCGCGCGCAGGCGGTTGTCCTCTCCAAACTCAAGGCATCCTGACATGGGTCTGTATCTCGCGACCGGCCAGCCTGGCCACGGCAAAACCGCATGGGCGATCGACAAGGCGTTCCAGTTCCAGAAAGAGGGCAGGGAGATCTACGTCCACGGCGTCAAGGATTTGGACTACGAGAAGGCCAAGTTCAAGCCGCTGATCGATCCCACGAAGTGGCAGGATCTGCCTGATGGTTCCGTGGTGTTCCTGGACGAGTGCTACACCGTTTTTCCGAACCGCAACCCCGGCGCCAAGGTGCCCGACCACGTCGAAGCCATGGCGCGCCATCGCCATCGCGGCTTCGACTTTATCCTGGTGGCGCAGCAGGGCCTGCAGCTTGATCCTTTCTTGCGCGGCCTGTACGAGGAACACGTCCACATCCGGCAGACCTCGGTCATCCGCAGCCGCACCAAGCTCAAGCGCTGGACGCAGTACCAGAGCAACGTGCAGGGCGCCTGCAACGACGTGCGTGACTGGATCCGGCCCAAATACGTCTTCGAGTACTACACGTCCACCACGATGGTCACAACGAAGCGCAGCGTGCCCATGTGGCTGCGCTACCTGGTCATTGCTCTCGTGCTGCTTGCCGTCGTGCTGCTCGGCCTGCGCTGGCACTTCCAGAACAAGATCGCCGCCTATGACGCGGAAGCCAAGGAGGCCCAGGCCAAGATCGCAACGCGCGAGCGGGGTTCCGCCAAGGGAGGTACGAACGATGGCGGGGCACCGGTCGCGCGCACCTACGCCAACGCCACCGACTATGCGCAAGCGCACCTGGCCAGGTTCGCCACCATGCCCTGGACCGCGCCCATCTACGACGGCGCCAATCCGGTTGGCCAGCCGCAGCTGTTCTGCATGTCCAGCCTGCCGACCCGTGGCGACACCCGGCCCCCGAGCTGCACGTGCGTGACGGAGCAGGGCACCAAGTACGACCTGGCGCAGCCTGAGTGCCGCACCGTGGCGCTCAACGGGGCGCCTTACAACCCGTACCGCCAGCCCAGCGCCCAGCCGGCCCCTTACGTGCCCCAGGAACAGCCCCAGGACGCTTCCCAGGCGCACGCACAGGCGGTGCAGGGCACGGTGATCTCCAAGGCCACCCGCGCCCAGGGCACGTTCCCTGAGTCGCCTGGCTACAAGTCCGAGACGGTCACGCCTCCGACCACGTTGGACATGTAATTTCGTGACGCGTCACTTATAACTAACGATCATTAGACATTCGTGACGCGTCACGATAATATATCAACATCGACAGATAGCAGGGGATTGCGTGATGCGTGACGAAAAAGACCCGGGCACCTTGGAAATGCCGCTGAAGCGCCATCGTGGCCGCCCGCCTATCGGCGATCAGGCTATGAGCGCCGCTGATCGCGCATTCCGCTATCGCCAGCGCCGCCGCCGTGACTTGTCGCCGGTAAACGAAAAAACTGACGTTTTGCTTGTTGATGGCCTCAAGAAATCCATCCAGTGGGCGGCTGAGGATCCGGACATGGCAGGCGTCCTCGACATGTACATCGAGGAGCTTGTTCGGCGGCATCATTCCAAGGGTGCAGCCGCGCTTAAGTGACGCGTCACGAAAAGGATTCGACCATGCGTAAGCCGCTTCCTCCATCCGTCCTCTACGCACCCCTGTGGGTGCGTGTTCTGGTCTACCTGCGCCGGCGCCATCGCGCTGCTATGCGCGCTCGCCATGGTGTGTACCTGCGAGATCTCCACGGGGTGTAGGGGCAACGCCCCTACGGTCAACGCCTCACCCGCGCCGGGGACGCCTCGGCCCCCGACCTGGTCGACCTGCCGTGTGTCTCCCGGCATCAACACGACCACTCCCCACTGATGACCGCTTTTCCTCCTGCCGGCGTCGCAGCACGTCCCGCAGGTAGATGACGGATCCGCCTGCAGAAAACCCATCCTCGGAAACCCTTGCGCTGCAACGGTTCCCAGGAATCAGCGATCGAGCATCGTCCATCATCTGCCGCCACTCGCGGGCGATGTTGCAGGTGAGGGACCACCAGACCATATCCTCAGGGTGCAGGGTGTGTCCCTCGGGGGTGAACATGTGCCGGGCCTGGAAACCAAAACCGGCCCAAGGGCCGGTCAGGTCTACGCGGTCGTAGGTGTCTAGCATCATGCTGGCGTCCTGGTTCTCCGATGGGCCAGGTAGTGATGCACAGCCACAGTGATGGCAGCAGCCAGGGCAACCAGCAGCACAGCCAATTTCGCATAATGTATA